TATAATTAATTTTTTAAAAAATGCTTTCATCCCAAGTCATATGTCCTTTAGAATAGTTAGTTACTCTATTAGCAAAGAAATCAGTGTGTTGTTTTCCAGCTGATAGAGCATCGAACCATTTCATACGTTCAACTGCAGTTACATCAACATTTAAAACAATTGGGTTGTAACCTAAATCACCCAGTTTTGTATTAACTCGGTTTTTGATAAAGTTTTCTAAATCATATTTACTACATCCATCTAAGTCACCAAGTTCGTAAACTTTATTGATAAAATCAAGCTCAAGTTTAAGAGAAAGTAAAGCTGCTTCATTAATTGCTGCTTCTAGTTCTTTTGTTCTAAGATGTGGATTTTCTTCAATCAATGTTCTGAATAACCAACATCCTGCTTCTGAGTGCATTGACTCGTCTCTAATAGACCATTCAACAATTTGACCCACACCCTTAAGCTTGTTTCGCATCTTAAAAGAAAGGAGTACGGCAAAGGAACTGAATAGGTTAACTCCTTCGGTAAATGCTGAGAATATGGCAAGGGACTTAGCAATTTCGTGAAGATCTTTTTCATTATCAAAACTATCCCTAACAAGCATAAGATTTTCAATTTTAGCCATCGTAGCTTCATCTTCGAGAAATTCTGAGAAGTTGTCAAGTCCAAGTGTTTCATTTAAAAGTGAATATGCTTCAGCGTGGATTGTTTCAAATGCGCCAAAAGTTGTAGCCATCATAATAACTTCTGGTTTGCGGAACCATTTTGTTACTAACCCAGACCAATAATCGTTTACAATTGTTTCTGTTTGAGCAAATCCCTTAAGAATAGATCCTACAATATTTTTTTCAGTATCAGTTAAATTTTGTTTCCAATCATTTAGATCAGACATCATAGGCACTTCGGTGTGCAACCAGTGTGCTTGTTGTTGTTTTAACCAGTATTCGTATGCCTCTTGATATTCAAAAGGTTTGTAGATGACCCGTTCCTGCAATAGAGATTTCTTCTTTGCCATTGTAATATTAGTTTAATAAGTTTAAATATTTAACAAAAAGTTACTAACTTTTTGCTTTTCGTCGTTTGAAAACGTGTCAAAACTTGAATTTTGTTTAGGCGAACTAGCAGTTTCGGATTCAATATCAGAAGAAATCTCAAAATAACCCATCGAGGTGTCTATCTTTGCGCCGAAAGTAAGACCATCCATACCATACCTGTTTTTCATAATGTGGAACCTTCCTGTGCCATTAACTTTATCTTCTTTTTTTCTTGATAATGAAGCTGCAAAATCCGTTATCATCATTTTGTCATAGCTACCGGCAGCTTTATCACCTTCAATAATGTCATCTTTAGAACCTGCTCGGTTAACTTGTGAGACACTCCAGATAGGTAAATTTAACTCTCGGGCTAATCCTTTCGTACCAACATAAATATCATCTATTTCTTCCTTACGCTCCCGAGACAGCCTTTTTGAACGAAGTAAATCAACATAGTCAATAAGAATTAGATCAGGTTCAAAATCTAAATCAATACATTTTTTAATATGTGATTCAATAGTTGAAATGGTTGCTTTCCCCGTAGGAAATTCCTTAATAATCAATTTTCCCGGAACTTTACCAACAACTTCTTCAACTTCTTTTTTATGATTTAAAATTTTATTTACTGGGATGTGGGTAAAGAAGGCATCATATCTCCTACCAACGTAATCTTCTCCTAACTCAAGAGTATAATGAATGACATTGAAACCCATTTTACAAGCGTGACCACCTAAAGCAACTAGTGCCCAAGATTTACCACCACCAGGATTACCAAACATTAAACCAAAATCACCACCACCAAGACCTCCTTGAAGTAATTCATTAAATTCTTCCCAAGGTGTAGGAATAGCAATTCTATGCTCTTCACGATATCGAGATTCAATATCTTTAGAATACTCGTGACCAACATTTTTATCTTGACCTGCTTTCATAGCAGACTCAATTAAAAACTTAATTGACTCATAATCACCAGCATTCAATAAATCAACACTACTTAATAATGCTTTTTTAAGTTGTTGATTTTTACAGAATGATGAAAATTCATTTTCAATGTATTCTAAATCATCATTTGATGATTTGTATGCTTCTTTTAGTTGTTCTTTAATTGATATTTGAAGTACTTCATTTTGAACTTTTTTAAGTTCAACTTTAAACACTTCCATTGTGGGAGTGGTGTGGTACTTTTCATAATATTTTAGGATTTCTTTAATAACCCATTTGTGAGCTTGATTATCAAAATACTCATCACTTAAAATATCGTGAATATTGATAAGAAATTCTTTATGGTTTAAAAGTGATGCTAAAACCTTTATTTGAAAACCAGGACCATATGAATTTAAATTATTCAGAGTCATTTTACTAATTAATTATACCTTTAAAATTACTTGTTAACCAATATTCTACATTTTTAATCAAATGTCTTAAACCATCTTCTTGATAAAACTTTAAAAAAGCTTTTTCATTCAATTTAGGAGTAGGTTCTAGAATAAAATTATCTAAAAATTCTTTCTGTTCATCAGTCAACCACGGATCACTTAGATCCATAATAGAATAATTCTTTTCTAGATTTTCATATTCAAAAATAACCCTAGAATAGACAACGTGTTCTTTATATTTAGCTTTACAAATATCAAAAATATCTTCTAAACTTAAAACACGTTGAGCTAGTTCTGGGAATTTTTTAAGGATTCCTTTTTCACCTAATCCTTTAATACCCTTTACCATATCCGAACTATCTCCTAATAATGTTTTATATAAGATAAAATTCTTTGCTGGAATTCCAAATTTTTGTAAAATTGTTTCTTCTGTATAGTAATCTTTTTCAATAGGTCTATAAACAACAATATTTTTATTTACTAGTTGTATAAAATCCCTATCACTTGATACTATAAAAACTTTACTACTAAATTGGGCTTCTAGAGTATGAGATAAATGAGCAATAATATCGTCGGCTTCGGCTTTTTCAAACGAAATAACTTTTACTGGGATGCATTTTAAATAGTGGATTAAACGAACTATTTGGTTGATTTTAGCTTCGTTTTCATCTTCTAAACTATTAAATACCTGCCAGTTGGTAATTCTTCGAATATTTCGATTTGATTTATACTCAGAAACTAAGTTTTTTCTATTTGAAGAAGAACCTTCTCCATCAAAAATAATATAAATTGAAGTAGGTTGGATTTGATTTATTAATGTACCTAATGATCTTAAAAAACCACCTAAACCTCCAACGTGTAGACCTTCTTCATTAACGAAATTAAGCATTGCAAAATTTCGAAAAAATAAATTTAATCCATCAATTAAAAGTACACGATCGTGTTTTTTAAGGGATTCACTATCATTCTCCTCACTTAAATTGTTGAGGAGTTTTAATAAATCTTTTTTATCCATTCTATTCTGGTTCCTGAGCGTATTCTTGAGCCGGTTCAAAAGAATCGACTTCCTCAATAATATCGAAGTTACCTCCTCCTAAAATTGCACTCCACTCTTTTGCGTGATCATCTTTATAATCCTTAAGAGCTTTATCCGTATCATCAATGAATCCGTGTGGGGTCATAATGATTTTACCTTTTGTAGTAATACCATTGATGTGATTTTTATCAATCTGGAGATTGGTGCGTTTAGCAAATTCTACTTGCTTACCATCCTTGATTGCTTTAATCTTATTTGTACCTGCATTTGAAACATTACCAAATGTTACTACAAACGTTGCATCAAACCACATCGCAAAACCACCTTTGTTCATCAACTTAGGTTGACCCATAGGAGATTCCGGTTTAGCAGTCCATACTTTGTTAATACAAACTAAGGTGTTGGTGTAAGGAGAACTTTCTTTTCTACTTAAAGTAATCATTTGGTTGACGTTATTACCAAATTGAGTACTCATAGCACCAGCATTCCATTCGTTGTTGTTCTTGTTAGACTTAACAGACATTTCACAAGGTACTGAACCGATTGAATCCCACAAGAAAAGCAAGTCATAAGGTAAATTGCCTTTTTTCTGCTCATCAAGCAAATCCAAAATGAAAGCTGCTACATCCTCAATAGTGTGGATAGTTTCGCGGTCGGCATAAATAAAGAATCCGTTATAATCTAGGATTTCACCGGTTTCTTCATCTACAACCTCATTTACTTTTAAACCCATTTGTGTGGCGTGTTCCCAGTTCCATTTCATCTCGGTGATGATAAACACCGGTAGAATACCTGCTTTTTGAGCATTAACTGCAGCTTCAATAAGCGCAGTAGTTTTACCTGTATCACTATGGCCTCGAAGAAGAACAATGTGTCCGGTAGGAATACCGGGCACACTTGTTACTTCTTGGAAGGCAGGTGATAGAGGAATCCAAGATTGAGGTTTAAATTTTACATTACCAAGTAAACCTTTCTTAGATTTAAACTTATTTAAATCAAAATTTGATTTAATTTCAGCGGAGACTGCTGCCGTTAACGACGTAGTCGTTTTTTTACCTCTTGCCATATATTTTTAATTAAAACGGAAGATCGTCTTCAAACATTTCGTCAAACTTATCAGCTTTACTCTGCTTTACAGTTTTAGCTGAAGTGTTTAAGCTGTAGTTTGATTTAGGTGCTTCAGTTACTTCTGGTTCTTTTTCATCGTCGATGATATCACCTTCTTCAGCATCTTCTGGGATTAGGTACTTTTGAAGGGATTGCTTCATTTCTTCATAAGACCACTTTTTAAATACTGCTGAGGGGTCAGGTTGATTTTCTAACCAATTTTCTACCAAATCAGCATCTTCTGATAATGGGCTTTGTTTTGGTTTAGGACGAATTGAAGACTTATTGTAGTTAGTACCAGTTGTTTCAGGACCAACAGTTTCAACTGTAAAATCATAACCTTGAGTTACGTCGGTGTAATCTCCGTAATCATCATCGTCTGCAATTGAAAGTAATTCCATATACATTTCCTTACCAAACTGCCACAAGCGAACACCTTTATCTTCTTCACCACGTACAATCACAGGTGCAAAAATTCTCATTTTAGGATCAAGTTTTTTAGCTAAGCGCCAATTTTCTTTATCACTAGTTTGACGAAGTTGTTTAGCAGTCTCAGCAATGGGATCTTTTTCACCAAAATTAAGAGGAGAAATCATCACAGGACGATCAATACCATAGTAAAACATCAATTCCTTAAAAGGATTTTTCTTATCGTACTTTGAAGGTACAATACGAATTTGTGTTTTACCTACGGGGGGTTTCCAGAAAAGTTCTTTGTTGTTGCCTTTACTTTCTGTCTTTTGCTGCATTGCAGCCATTTTGCTTTTAATAAAGTTTAAATCCATAGTATAACTAATTAATTTATAACATAATATACAAAACCACTTTTACAAAATCAAGTTAAAGTTCAATGATTTTGAAAATTTTCGTCTTTAATTGTTTAAGATCATTTTGCTGGGTTAAAAGTATGGTATTTTTGTAATGCTTCCACTCTATTTTAAAGCGAGAGTCAACTACTCCACCATTTAACCTTTTAATTAACTCATTAAGTGCATTGATAGTATACAATGTGTTTGTCTCTTTTTTCCGGTGCACTAAAATAGTATTCTCAGGGATCTCTGCTAAGTTAGTTAAGTCAATATTATATGTGATAACATATTCATTATTGTCTTTAACTTCTAAGACAAATATTTTATTGTATAAGATAGTATATTTGTAGGATAAATCTTCAATTAGATTTTCTATGTCTTCTTCCCTAGTAAAAGTGCAAAATAACTTATTGTTCAAATCTATGGTATTAAGGTTGTCTTTACCATAAATATCGTAAGGCACCTTAAAAGTTGTAGCTAGTTCCATTTTTAATTTTATAACTTAAATTTTGTTTTTTAAATATGCTCTTTATTGAGTTTAATGTATCTTTTTCATCTGTATCAACGTCGAATAAAAAAGAGTCGTAGGTATATAATACTAATTTTGTGTTTTTTCCCTTTAGAATTTTAAAAAATTCCCACATTAAATTAATATTATTTGCAGTCTCTAGGTTCTGTATTACATAATTAAGTAATTTTTGGGGATTCATATTTTCCAGTTTATCCTTATAAAATTTAAAACCGGATATTGGACATTCAATGTAACCCTGATATTGGAAAGTATCCCACAAATCATCTACATAAATTCTTACCTTTTTAAAGAATTCAAGTTTTTCGTATTGTTGTAAGACACCTCCATATAGTTGCTGGAGGGTTAGTAGTTTGGCTTCTTGCCTATTAAGTCTATAAACTTGTGCAAAGTGACTATAAATGTCCTCATTATCAAAATTATAACCAATTGCATTAGCCAAAAGAGTAGGATGATAAGCGCTAATATCGAACTCAATAAACGTACCATTCCTCGGAATAAAAGCTTCCCGACATCCATTTTCTTTATTGAGTGCAGCATAATTTACTCCGTTAAAGTTATTTGATGGGCGTGTTGTAAGTGTTTTAAAATTATATTTTGTAAAAACGTAGGGTTCCGTGGTTTCATTAAAGTATTGGTTATACAAATCTATATTGACGTGTAAACCGCTTTTTTCTATACCACAAAACACCCAACTTGCTTTTACATTATAAAACTCATTAACTGGTTTGCTGATTAAGTGTTCTAATTCTTCAAATAATGCTTCACAATATTCATAGTGTTTAACAATGGGTACTAATGTGTTTACATCTACTCTATGTTTATGTTTTTCGTAGATAAATTCGTGAGCATTTGTATACTTTACTTCTATTTGATTTGGAAAAGTTACATCAATAGATTGTTTAAGGGGAAAATAATGTAAAAATTCCTTTTTATCCTTAACGTAAATTTTTTCTAAACCCTTAATTAATAAAAAAACATCATCCTCAAATAAAACACTACTTTCTGTGTGATAGATTGGGAGTAAATATCCTTTATGGTCGTTTAGAGGACGAATATACAAAGCACAAATTGAATTTTGTGTTGGGTGTATAAATGGGTTGTAAGGAATAATTTCTAAGAATACCTCTTTGTTGAGGTTTCTTTTAAATTGACCAAATTGTTCTTGTGATTCTACAAGCCAGAACATTTAGATATAACCTTTATTATTTACCATCAGAGAGGTAAATTTACGAATTGTTTTTTAAATAGCCAAGTTTATCTATAATATTTTAGATAATCATAATTTAAATATCTATCTAAAAATGGTGCCTTATTTTTTAGCATAGCTAAATCAACCATATTTTTATTTACCTGAGCTACATTCTCCTTATTACCTGTTAAATTCCAAGGAATATTAAAAGGGATGTACATTTGCCACAAAATTGATGGGTTTTTATTAAATAATAAATCATATTGTGTTTGATCTATCTCAATATAAACTAATTCATTAGATTTTTTACAAAAATATCTTCTAAATTCACCCAATTGATAATCTTGTTCAGTTGGTTTTGAAGTAATAAAATATGGTAATAAAGTAGGTGTAAATTGTGTTTTATAAGCACTAACATACTCAGCAAAAACATTTTGAGTAAGTGCGTATTGAGGATCTACAGCGGGGTCAATATCACTTGCATCAAAAGCTGTTCTTACTTCATATTTGGGTGGGTCTACAGCTCTATTTTCAAGACCAATTAAAAATAATTCTTTAATTGGGGGGTCTTGAGGTGTTCTACCTGTAAATAATTTACCCTTTGAAGTTTTAAAGTAATATCCAGTATAAGGTACTAAGTCTTCTGTTGAGTACTCAGTCCCATTTGTATACAAATTAGTTTTAATTTGAGATTTAGGATAATACGGCATTTTAGAATTTCAAATTTTTTAGTAATTCAATTATTTTTGGTGTAGGTAAAACATCTATTTTTCCAGTGGTAATAGAATTATGTGAATATAATCCAGGTGTTCCTGCATTGTATGAAGTACTTGTTGATCCTGGGAAGATTTGGTTAAATGTTTTTTCTCCTTCCCATACATAACTACCAATAGAAGGATTTCTTTTAGCTATTTCTGGGATTAGTTTTAATAATGCTGTGTATTGAGCATCAGAAATTTCTTGGGCCCACTCTTTACCTCTATATGCTTTCGCCTTACCATTCCAATCTACTAATTTAACATTTGGAGATTGACCTGCTACTTTTGATAAAGGGCCAGCATTTGTTTGAGTTTCACTTGAACCAAAACCTATACATTGAATATTAATTCCAATTGAATTTTGGTTTGCCCCAGAAGCGTGATATGCTATGTAATTTTCAGGAATAAAGTTTTCTACGTGTCCTGTAACGTCAACACCATAATGGTATGATAAACCTAAAGGTGGATTATCAATACCTTTTGGACTTTTTGCAGTTCTTTGATGTCTACTATTTAAAATATCAACAGTTTGTTTATTTTTATCAGCACGTTGCCAACCTGCAGAGTAGTGTAAAACAATTTGACTTTTTGTTACTTCTTTTGCTTGGTGTCCTGTAGGTTTCATTGGAAATCCTGATGGGCTTGATTTAGGCCAATCAGCTTGATCTTCTGGGAATGAATCAGATCCACCTGATCCTCCACCTCCGGAATTGCCTGATCTTCTTGGAGGAGATTTTGGATCTTCAATTTCGTTTAATAAACTATCTTGACTGGTATTGGGAACCATTATGGTTGTTATTTCAGTTGTCCAGTCATTGTTTAATAAATTATTTGTAACTCCTGTAACAATAAAATCCATTGTTTTAGGATAGTTTGAAGGTAGATATGTTGTATCTATTGATAATACACTATAGATTTTAATACCAGATATACCATCAAGAGTTAAGTTAACACTAACAGGTATAAAACCTGTAGCTCCTGATGCTCTATTTTCGGCAATAGCATTTTTAGCTATACTATATTGAACAATAGAATTTACAGCTGAAGCTTGATCTGAGAAATCTATGGTCATCTCTTCTCCTTCAGGAGTTGTAGATAAAGCTAAAGTAGGTTGAGTTGTTAAACTTAGACTATTTTTTACTCCTAATTTTTCAACATATAGATTATATTGAGACCAAACATTAGGAAATTTAGCTTTTAATTTTTTTAATTTATCTTCGTCAGTTTCAGCCCCAGCTGTAGGTACATAAGCATCTGTGACTGTAGGTTTAATTCTATCTCTTAATCCTTGATTTAATTTAGATAAGGCTGTTGAATCTGTATTTCCGGCTGAACCCTGTGCTTGAGCACCAATTGTAATAATGGTTGCTAATTCTGGGGTAATAGAAGTTTGCATACCAAAATTCCGAACAAATGATGCCCTACTAGTAGCGCCAGTTCTATTGTAACCCCATAATTCAATTATAGCATTTGTATCTTTTGTAACTTTTTTTAAATTTTTTAAAACTTGATCTCTGTTAGGAAGTGGATACTGGTCAATTATGTAAGTTGTATTAGTGGTTTCCTCTATATGCAACTCAAATTTATTATAACCTCCTAAATTACCCGAAATTGGTTTAATTAATTGATCAAGAAAATCATTAAATAATGTAGAATCTGAAGTTGGTTCCTTCATAACTGACATCGTACCCGCAATCATACTTATGTTAACATAGATATTCATTATTTTACCTAAAGTAACATCCCCAATTTTAGATAGGTATCTTTCAGCACCATAAGCAAATTCATAAACATTACCTGAAGGGTATTTAAGGTGTGTTCCTATCAAAGAAAGGTTAGGATTTAAACAAACAATACCATCAAGATAAAAACAAACATTTTGATCTACATCCGTGTTAAATTTTAAAATTGGATCTTTTCCTTCATATTTTGGAAAAATTTGGGTTTCTAATATTTTTAAAAGATAACCTAAACGAACATAATACATTTTTTGACTACTCTCAACAGAGCCATAACTTTGTTCTAGAAAATTTGCTAACTTATCTTCTTCTTCAATGCCAGTCAATCCACCCCCTTTTATAATTTTAGCCCCATAACCATTATATGCTAAAGTAGCATCGCTTTTTAACATTTTAGCTAAAACACTAGGATTTGTTGGGCTAGCTGAATTAGCTGAAATGGTGGTTGAAGATCCTGGTTGTAGATTTTGTCCCCAATTATTAAATAAATGGATGTAAGAAAATAAAATTTCAGTTAATTTATTTGAGGGGTTAGAATAAATTCCACCACCAGGTGATAAAGGAGCATTGTTAGTTGGTAAATCATTAGCAACATTTACTTTTAAAGATTCGATTACGTCACCTATACTTCTAATTTTTAATGTAATATCGTAACTTCCATCTTCATCTAACGACCATTCAAAGTTTACAACTTTACCATACATTGCATCGTAGTTACCATTTGATGATAATCTATTTTTTTGTATAGCATCTAAAATTCCTTGTGTAGTATATTGGTTATTTAAAAAACCAGCTTCTAAAGAAGGGGGGTTATCTTTTACAAAAGTACCATCATTTTTATAGTACATTATATTACCCCATTCTAATAAAATTGAGTAACCTAATCTTAAATATAAAAGATCAATAATTTCAAATTGAGTCCTATTCCAAGCTTTAATTTTGATAGTCCCTGTTTTTAAAGAACCTCTAGTTTCAGTTTTTATTGAAGCATTTATAATACCAGGCATTGGTTTTAAACCAAATTCTAGACCTCCTAGACCATAAGCATTGGGGTTTAAAATACTACCATTTCTAGCAATTCCTGCTCTTTGTGATGAAGTATTCCCATATGTTCTATCTGCAGTTCCATTAAAAAGAACAAATTTTTTAGCTAGTTGACTGCCTTTGATTTCATTTATAACTGATTTTAAATCTGCACTAGCAGGCTCATAACTATCAGTAATATCTACTGAACTAACTAATTTAACCCAAGCTGATCTTAGATTAAAAAATTGTAATTCTTCAGTAGTTCTGTTTAATTTACCATATTTTTCTTGGCGGATTTGTATTTGACCATTAATTTCGGATGGTAAAGCTTCTCCAATAATGCTCATACATTAAGTCTATTTATAGTGTTAAAACGATAAATTATACCAGCAATATCACTGGGAATTCTTATTTGGGAACCATTAGGAATAACAAGAGTCATTAAATCAACATCAGGATTAGCAATAGCAATAACCCACCATAAAGATGAGTCATTGTAATATTGATTAGCTAATATGTCATAACGATCCCCTATACTTGTATAAACGTACGTATCATTTTCAGAAAGAGGAACCTCAGGATATTTTGATGTTGCATACATCAATTTCCCGGTTAGACTCTTAATTTTAGGTATATCAGCGTAACGATTCATTATGTTGTGGGTTGAGGTTGGGGCTCAGGTGGTCTAATAGTAATTTCACTAAGTGTTACACTATCAAGATTTGCTAGTGCTGTCTCTTGTGGATCTTCTTCATCTATGGGTAATAATTCATCTTGTACAACCCAGTTATTTGAAGATCCATTTGTTAATGCTATATATCTTTGATCACCATATGAGAAGACAGTTTGATCATTTCCTTCACCTGTAAATAGTATTGATTGAAGTGCCGGAGCAAAGTTGTGGATTGGGGTAAATTGGAAACTTCCAACGTTAATCATATGAGATAATTCTTTCACAGTACCATCTGAATTGCCTTGGTCGTCTATACCAATTTCCCAAGGAGATTCATTAGGTATTTCAAAGTTCAATGAAGTAATAAATCCAGGTTGTTCATAAAGATAACCTCCAACTGTTAATTGAATTAAATTACCTTTCATATATCCTGAATTTCCGTAATCTGGAGCTAAAGTTGAAGCTAAGAAATTAAGTTTTCTATACTGCTCCATCAATTCTTCTTTTGATTGGGCTGAAACTGTAAAGCTAAGATTAATTTGTCTACCAAATTCTTGATAGTTATAAAATTTTTCTGCTCTACCTAAATAATTTTGACCTGTCCAACTAGCATTGTAAGCATCATTAAAAGAATTTAAAAATGCTCTAAAATGTATAAATGTTTTTTTATTAGGATTAGCGTTATTAATAACTGCAATTCTAAATTTAATTAAATCATTTATAGGTTTTTTAGGATTTACAAATTCACTTAAGTAAACTGGTAATGCGTTGATTTTGTCAATAGGGCCAATTCCTGATCCTTTAGTATATGATACTAAATTTTTTCCTTCGGCATTTCCAGCTCCTAAATTATTAGTACCACCAATATTAGCTCTTCTTTCAAAATTTTTATCAATATAACTTGGAGTATTGGGTGTTGCTCCAGTTTGTTTAGCTTTTTCTTGTTGGGTAGTAGTAGCTGAAGTTTTTAAAGCAGCTCTTAAGGTTTTTCTAAAATCTGAATAACTTGGGGCTCCCTGTAATTTACCATCATTATTTGCTTGATCAATTATTGTACTTTGATCAAAAGTAAAAGTATTATTGGCAAATATTAATTCAGTATTATCAGGCCAAGTATTACCAGGAGCAGTATTAGGATCATAAACGTTATGAAATGAAGCTCCTTGACTTTGTCCTAATTCATTATATGCATTGTAAAGTTTAACTCTACCACCAGTCAACCTTACATATAAATCAGATACTCCTTTAGAACCAACTGCTCCTCCAATTGATTGAAGATAAACATCTGGGGTGTATTTTCTTTGATTACGTCCGTAAAACCAACCTTTATTATCAACAAAGTATTTATTTTGTTCACCTGTTCTTTGTTCAGTTGAAGCAAATCTAATATTTGTCCGTCCTACTCCTCTATCCGAATCAGGTCCCCCTCTATATTGCAAAACGTTTACACCGGGACCTGTGTTTAAACCAATACCAGTTCTATCCCAGTTTCTTCTTGCTCTTTTATCAAGAATAGCTTGTTGTAAACTGACTAATCGGTTTTCTTCAGAGGGTTGACTTGGTTTTACCTTAACCCCATACAACCTTTCATTATTGGAGTAAGCTCCAGTTTCTCTAAAAGGATTAGTACCTTGTTTATTAAGGTGACCACCAAATGTTACTAAACCAGCTTGTAGTAATGTACTATAAGCCCTATAAGCGCTTCCATTGATGATTCCACTAGCTTGGGTGCGAACTGCAGAATTGGCTAATACATTTTGTTTAGCAATGAAACCAAAACCATTAAAAGATTTAGTATCAAAAAACATTTTTCTTAACCTATTGACATCCTCTTCAGTACTTTGAAAAGCTAAATAGCCGTTTCTTAAAAAGAAATCAGGAGACTTAGGTAATAAAGAATCAGGAATAGGAGTTTGGATATAGGGTTGTCCACTATATCCACCTCCAGGAGTATCCTTCCCGTACCTAAGACTTGTTAGGTCAGTTTTTAAATCAATTAATGGCATTTAATTTTAATTATGGTTTTCCACCTCCATATGGATTTCTATCTCCATATCTGTTTCTTCCACCACTATTATTATTGCCTGATCCAGTAGGTCCGTTTCCCCCTCTAGGATCATACTTTGAACCATTTTTTTGGTATTGGTTATAATTTGATCTATCGTCTGGCATTTTAGTTAAATTTAAAGTTAATAATTATCGAGGTTTATTATCAGAGTATTTCTGAGGATTTTTATCTTCTAAATCGTATCTGGATTCTCTGAATAGTAAATTAATTGTAGTATTTTTAAAATAAGTTTTAGGATTACCCCCATCGTATTCGGATAATTCTGATCCTTTTCTTAACCTAGCTTCTAAATCCATTTGATATAAATATTATAATTATTAAGATTTAAAATTGGCCATAGCTAAAGATTGACCAACTTTTGTTGAGTCTAAATAAACATTAGCACCCATTTTATATGCCTCAATTAATTCATCAAATTTAGCATATAATTGATTCAATGGGATTACAGCTTCAGGACCACTTTCCCCAACTAAAGCATTAGTTGGTCTTCTAACAATACCACCAATTGCTAATTTTGAAATATCAACACTTTGAGCTTGTTCTACAATACCTTCAGGATAAGCTGATGGGTTGTTTAATATATCATTGATAAGTTGTTTATTATCCATTGAAATAGGATAACGACTATCATCTGGGTCTCGACCTGAAGAGTGGAATATAGCACGTGCTGAAGCTACATCATCTGTATCCATTCCTGGGATTGACCAACCTGCAGCATTACCTATGGCTTTAGTTAAACCGAAGGTTCCAGTATCTAGAATGTGCATACCGGTACCTCCTAAATTTTCAAAAAATCCTCCTACTCCTGTAGTTCTATTTCTTTCATCACTAGCAAAATCATAAATACCCTTACCAGTTTGTGCTACTGATGTTACGGCTGCTAATGCTTTACCTGCAACTCCCACACCTGCTTTAGTGGCACCCGGCGCCATTCCTGCGACTTTAGAACCTATTCCCCCCATTTGGAGTCCTTTTGGTAAAAGTCTTGCTAAACCTCCTCGTTTATAACTACTAGCAGCTAAATTTCTAAGGCCTCTACCAACCATTGTATTTTTCCCACCAGCAACCTTTGATAGCATTCTAGCTAAGCCACCCATTTTTGTGCCTCTACCTGGAAGATTAGATGCTACGTCTGCTATAGTCTCTGCAGTACCCCCACCACCACCTGTTTGGTTTACAACAAAAACTTTTTGAACACCTGTTAATCCTCTTAATAGAGAATTAGCAATCATTAAGATAGAACCACCTAAGGCAACAACTGCTCCTAAACCACCAGCATATTTTAAAATATATTTAGCTGCAGGACTTTCATTTAATGCTAGTAATGCTCCTGATACTTTTTCTATAATAGTAGCAGTAGGACCTTCTAACATTGCTGTTAAAGATTCTTTTACTTGTTCTAAAGTTTCTTGTAGTTTTTCAGAAGCTGATAATTCTTGTTCTCTTAATTTAGTGGCTTGTTCTTCTTGGCTTAATTTTTTTCCAACAATGCCATTTTCATTTTCAGCTAATTTATTTAATTGTTCTCTTTTTGAAGCTTGATCTGCAAATTCGTCAGCAGTTTGGCCTACTAAGGAAGCAACTGCTTCTTGCTGTATAACGTTCATTTTTTGGAACTCAGCTAAACCACCAACTTGTTTTAATATTTCTTCAGTAGCTTCAGCAGATTTACCTTGTAAAGCTAATTCTCTTGCTTTATCAAGATTTAAATCTTTACCAATTAATAATTCGGCATTTAACTCATCACTAATTGATTGTTCAAAATTTAATAAACCATCAGCTGTTTTACGAGTTTGCTCTAAAGTCATACCTAATGCCTGAGCTTTGGATACAGCTTGAGCAAGAGCAATTGGGTCATTTTTATAGTTAGCTGATAAGCGACCTGAAATCTTTAAGGTTTCTTGAAGGATTTTTCTATTAGAGAAAATAGGTTTTCCTTGGGCATTAACGGATTCATAAATAGTTCTTTGAGATTTTCCTGTTAAGAAAGAAAACTCAGCCATTCTTTCTAACTCATCGTTAGATAATCCTGCTCTCTTTTGTAACTCAACTTGGTCAACTAATATTTCTTTGCTGTAGCCAACTTGAGTACCCATCAAATCATTTAATCGTTGGTTAGCTTCAGCAATATCCTTAGCATTACCTACTGTCAGATTAGAGTTCATTGATATATCTCTATAGTAGACAAGTAGTTCTCTAGCATTTTTACTACTAATACCTAAATTCCGAGCAGTATCAGCAGTTCGTTGACTAAAACTAGTACCAATAGATACTAAAGTAGAAATAGTCTTTATTAGAATACCAACTCCTACTAAAGGATCTGTTAAATTTTCTTTTAAACTTTTACCTAAAGATGAGAAGCCAGCTCTCATTACCTTTACTCTATTAGAACCCTCTTGGGCTGCTTCTACTTGAGCTGCGGCTAAAGCTTGTTCAGCATCAATTAAGTCACCTAAAATAGGTATTTTACTCATTCCTTTGAGTAATTTACCTGTCAAACCCATATTTTTCTGGATTTGTTGGGCTAGTGCAAGTTGATCTTTTAAAAGGATATTTTGTTTAGCAATACTATCTTGAATGTCAGCTTCGGCTTCGGCTTTTTCTTCAGCAGATATTAATCCGTTATTGTAAAGATTATTTAAATTTCTTTGAGCTGAAAGTTGTTTGAGTTGTAGATTAAATTCTGATTTTTTTATGTCGGCTATTTTGGCTTCGCCTTTAGCTAATTTTAAAGTATTTGATAAGATTTTATCACTTTCACGAGCAATATCTTTAATACTTCTACTTAAATTTCTTTCAAAAATTTCACCTACACCTGCAGATTCTTCTCGAATATCTTGAATGGCATTTTTAATGGTATTACTTAAAGAGTCAGCAACACTTATGAGTTGATCCTCCAAGTAGCTTAACTCTTGGTTAACCTCATTAATAGATTTTTTTGCTTCGTCGCTTGCTTTTTTAGCCATTCGTAGTTAATTTATTATAAATATCAAAAGGCATCATTTTTTTGATGCCTTTGTGATATATGTTGGTACTTCAACTTTGCCTATAGGTTTATTATTAGCGACAGCTCCTACGGATTTCATTGCACTTATTGATTTTTGTACGTTGTCTCCGTTTTCAACATTATTTTTTAATTCATAATACTTTTTAATTTCATTAAAAGTAAATTTCCTTAACCAAATTGGCATATTGTAAACTGTGGGCCAATCGTAACCTCCCTGCCCGTGGAATACAATTTCGTGGATTTCCTTAAATAAAATTATTCTATACTCCTTCCCCAGGCCAAAAAAAGTTAGCTCCAAATAGGACTTCGACGTCCTCCTCTACGCCATCAGAAAATGTATATGTAACTTTTGTAACAACTTTAGGAGCAACAGATGCATAATATTCTCTAAAAGCTCTAGCATCTCTAGCTAAAAACGCATTATCCACAAATTCTCTAATGGTTTTTTTATCGTAATCACCATTAACTGATAAAATCATATGTTTTAATCTTGTCGTGTATTCAGGTGCTGCATTTTTATTAATCTTTTTAAGACCTTCTACTTCTTTATCGATATTTTTATCATCTTTTTGATTAAGAAGTTTAAAAGTTAAAACATTTTTAGTATTAGGTAATTCAAAACTAAATTCATTTTTACCTTTTTCTAAAATTTTAGATTCATCGATAGACATTTCACCCAATGCTGATAAATCAACTGTAACGTCTTCTCCTCTACTTCTGAAGGTATAATCTTTACCATAACCTAAGATACGAGCGGCCATCATAATAGCATCCTTATCTCCAATTAAAAGATCATCATAATCGAATTTTGTTACAAGTAAAGATTGTAGTAATTTATCAATTACAACTCCTTGTCGGATGTAGTTGGGGTTTGATAAAATATCTTCTTCTTTAGCAGTCATATATTTAATTTCTACTTTTCCTTCTGCTAAAGGATGACCTTCAGGGTAAAGAAGGCCTTTTGAGGGAAGTTCTACAACTTCTGTGGGTAATTTAAAATCCATATTCTTTATTAGTTAAAACAAATTCGTATATAAATACCATAAAAAGGAGTCTTTAATAGGTTATTTATTAATATTGACGGCCTTGTGTACGAATAAGATCGAAATCTTTATACACTTTAGATTCTAGTTTATCGACTCGAGAGTCGGTGTGTCGAACAACTTGTTCTTCAACACGATTAATTTTGTCGTTAAGTTGACTTTCAACTCTTTCTAATTCACGAAAAGTATCTTGAATATTGCTTTCAAGATCCCTTTGGATTTGTTCTGCTTGATTACGGGTTTGATTTAATGTTTTTAAAACCAAAAACGCACCTACAACGAGCAATACATCGATCACTGCAAGTACACCTAAAGTAAAATATAGTGTTTCCATAGTTTTTATATTATTATATTAAAGAACTCCTTTTATGGTACACTAATATAAAAAGAGAGCTCGGCAATGCCAAGCTCTCCTAAAATAAGATTGAAATTTGTTTAGAAGTTCAAAATGCAATAGTCAGGTTGTACTTCCATTGAAATATTAACTGCAGTACCATCATCATCCCAGTTGTAATCACCAAAGTTTAATGATGTAATCAAAGCACCTTTAATGATCCATTCTGATACGATATCACCAACAGGGCCTAATACATCGAAAGTTAAGTCTTTCTTGTAGAAGTCTGAGTATCCATCTCTACCAGTTACTGATTCGTGGTGTAAACGAAGCCATTCCATTGTTGCCTGAGCACCTGAAGGGGTGATAGGATCGAACAAAGTAAATGCAATTGTACCCCAAGTTGTTTTACCTTTCACAAAACGTTGAACGTTAATGTGATTTAAAGGTACTGTACTTTGAGCTACGTTAACAGCACCTACACCTTTAATTTCGTATGCAGGGATGCCGTCGATATACATTATAAATCTATTCGACTGTTTGGGCTCAAACGCTGTGAAAAAAATTTCGTTTGGATCTAATACTGCCATTTTGCGTTATATATTTTTATTCTATTATAAATATTCAATTTTTAAACCTTATGCTGGGAAAGTTGCTCCAGTAGGTAAGATGTTGAAATCCAAGTAAATGAATTCAGCAGTCTTAGTAGGCTGAAGGTAGATTTGACCAACCATCATATTTCTATCAATTACGTCTGGAGTGTTGTTGGAATCATCCATAATTACTCTAAACGCATATAGACCTTGGCGTTGTTGAACACTTTCTAAGTAAGGGTTAACTTGGCTTAAGAAGGCATTTCTAGTAGCAATAGTATTTTGTTCGAATACTAAGTTAAGTGCTACTTGAGAGATGTAAGACTTAAGAGCGATTAACAATCTACGAACGTTTACACGATCAAGAGCTGATGCTTTTTTCTGTAATGTCTTTTGACCATAAACTACAACTCCAGTTCCGGGGAAGGTGGCAATTGGGTTTACATTACCTACGTAAAGTGTGTTACGTTGAGATTGAGTTAATTTACGTTCTGCTTGTACTACAGTATCTAAACCTCCTCTATTAATACCTGCAGGTGCAAACCAAGGTTCGCTTACACTGTCATTAAAGGCGTATACTGCGGGGATCATTGTCGAAGCAGGTACCCATACCATCTGACCTGTGCTTGGGTCTATAGTCATTAACCAAGGCCAGTAAGTAGCAGCGTAAGAGCTATTGATTGTTAATGCTGAAGTAACGGCTTCACTTACAGTATCACCATATGGTCTAGGATCTAATACTACAATAGCATCTCCTCTAGTTTGAATATTATTTACTAAGTTAGTAACTTGGGCTGCATTATCAGCAATTGTTAATCCAGGTACCGAAATTACATTGAAAACATAATCATCCTGGTTGGCCATTAATGAGATAGCATTGTTATAGTTAGCACCAACTAAACCTTGAGTATCTGAACTACTAATGTTATTGTAGAATTTACCATCTCCAGTGTATATAGTACCTTGAGCAGCACCAAATGAACCACTAGATGCTACTGGTAAATATTTAGCATATTGAGGTTTAGCATTACCCGCATTATCAAAATAGTTTGGTGTTGGGTTTGTTACGGCCGACACATAAACATATCTTGATTGGTTAGGATATTGACCATTTAATTCAATATGAGCACCATCAACCGAGCTAAAAGATCTATATTGATCACCAATTACTCTAGAAATATAATTAGGTTGAGTTGGGTCAAGTGATAAGTTAGCCCAAGTTTCAATAACATTAGCATTGTTAGTGTCGTCATTACCTTGTCTAATCAAAATGCTAAAGGTACCAGCTGAAGTATCTGTTGAAGTTACTTGCCAACGAATATTATTTGCACTTCCACTTGCTAATGAACCATTTGTGCTATCAAGACCATAAACAATAGCGGAATCACTACCACTGATAGAATTCATAACATCACCTTCAGAAATAGTGCTTAAAACAAATGATTGAGTGAAAGTAAATCCTCCACTAGCACTATTAAATCCAGTAGCACCATTAGTTAAAGGAGTTGTGCTTGATGCAGAGAAGAAGTTACCAATAGAAGCTGTAGCAGAAGTCCAAGAACCTGAGGCAACTCTTGTTACTAAAAGAGAAGTACCTCCGTTTTGGAAGTAGTTGTAAGCACTAATTTGAGTTAAAAAACTATATTCGACGCCACCACTTAAAAAGGAACCACCAAACTTGTTTAAGTAATCAGAATAAGTAGTAACAAGTGTAGGAATTTCTACAGGTCCTAATAAAGTAGGACCAAGAATAGCGGCACCGGCTTGTACTGGTTGTTGAGTGAGAAAGGATTGATCAGTTTCTCTCGCTAATACACCAGGTGATAATAATGTTTCTGCCATTGTACAGTTATATTTTAGGTTTTATTATAAATATGTAAAAAAGTTTCAAAATATAATACAACCTTTAAAAAATATAACTATTTTTCTTAATCTAAAACGATTTCACCTGCTTCAAGATCAATTGTACCATCACCATATTTTTGATTTAACTGCTCTCCAAGGGTTCTACTTTCTGCTTCAAGTTGCATAATTTCAACTTTTGCCTTTTGTTTTTCTTCTTCTAAAAGTGCAATTTGATACTCAATTCTTCCTAAAGTATTAATTACTTTGAAATTTTTATCATTAAGAGTTTTTAAAACTTTAATTTCTTCTTCAGTTAAAACTTTTCTTTCCACGTTAATAAATATTATTTTTTTAATAAAGATCTAATTTTAGACATAACTATTTGAGGAGTTATTGATTTTTGACAAATAAATTGTTTATCAGTTCCTTTATGAATTGGGCACCAATTCCAATCACCGGCATCAAATACAAAATTGCGATTTGTCCAACAAGGGAAACAAACATTGTCTTTATAGATTCGAGTAACTTTTTTAGTAAATTCGTGTCCGGGTTCACTAAAACCATTAATCATTACTGTATGTTTTCCAATTGCCCAGTTTATCCAACTTAATCCTGATCCTAAACCAATGAATAATTCGGCGTGGTGTAATATAGTTGCTACTACATCCATCTCTTGCCCGTAGTAATTTAGTACATTATCCATCGGAAATTCATTAGGAGTCAAACTAATAACAGCATATCCTTGCTGATTTAATAGTTTTGCTAGGGTAACCCAATAATCAAACACCCATTCTTTACAACCTGCTGTAGCATTAGGGCCAATTACAACATACTTGTTAGGAATTGGTCGATCTCCTATTTTAAAATCAACTCCGTGATTTAATTCCTTAAATTCTAAACCTAAAATATCACTGGCGGTAGCTTGCATTGGAATAATATTACACTGGCGAGGGTGTCTATCAAAATTTTGCCATCCTTCTTTTTCATCTCTAAACCAGCCAATGCGATAATGAGCAATACAAGCAGTTACCTCACCGGGTTCTATAAATTCAATATCTCGATATGCTTCAAGTCCTTTAAACCAATCGTTGTGAAATGTAGATAATACTACTTTACAATTATGTTTTTTAGCAAATTCTACAGCATAAGGAGTCCAACCAATAGAATCACCAATTGATTTTGATTCTAAAGAAATTAAAACGCGATGATTTTCTAAATTTAATCGAGTTATTTCTTTACCATTAACTTTAATAAGCCAAGGAATGTAATATTCTTTGTTACAATGGGTCCACATATTATTCCGAATTTCTTGGGAATAAACTAGAGCTCCGGTTTCAGCATTAATGAATTCAACTAAATAAGATTTAGATACATCACCTAAAATTTCAACTTTGGGTTTACCTATAAAGTTTACGTGAATTGTATTTGTATCTTCTGGTTCTTGGTAATTATCAATAAAATCCTGAAGGGTTTTAGCACCTATCTCACCAATACGTTCCCAATTAAAATCACGATGAATTAATTTAGCTTCATAAAATGCTCGTTTTTTATGATCTGTATAATTTTCAAAAGCGTCGCGCATTACACGAGCTAAATCTTCAAAATCAGGTTCGTAGTAATTACCTACTACTGTGTTAAAGTGGTTGTAATTAGCATCTAATGCTGGTTTTTCACCTAATACTTTAACAGGTAATCCCTTACCTTTAGCAAATTCCATTTGGGCACAACATTCTGAGTAGATAGCAGGTGTACCACAAGCCATTGCTTCAATTAAAGGTAAATTCCACCCTTCACTACGAGCACAAGATAAAAATACGTGCCCGTTTTTCATATAAGTAATATAATCTTCGCGTGATGGGAAATGTTTTACTTTAATACGTTCATCTGTAAAACCATAAGCTTGTAATCTATCTTCTGTGGTTTTATGACCATCACCTGAGAATGGATTATCAATAGAAACAATCAAATCAACTGGTTCGTCTGGTTTAAATTCTTTAAGGAATGTTTCAATAATTTCCTTAGTAGATTTTCTATAATCCCAACGACCGAATAAAATAAATTTAAAACGACCATCTACATAATCGAGTTTAGTAACAGGGTCTTCAGGATAAAAAGTATTTACGTCTACACCTTCGGGTACAACTTTTACTTTATCAACAGGCATACCTTGGGCAATTGTACATTCGGCTTGCCATTGAGAAGGTACCCAAATTTGATCGTATTCTTTTAATTTATTAAAAAAGTGTTCGGGTTGTAAAGTTGATTCCCAAACATTGTAAGCGATTTTTGGCCCTTTATAATAATCATAGAAAAAATGATGATCTGTTTCTTCTAAAACTAAATTAATATTATGTTCAAACTCGTTAGGATAATTTTTATAAATAGGAAAATCAGATCTTTCTCCTTTTTCTTGATTAGTCCATAGTGTTTGTTCTACTAATAATTTCTTATCTATATCGTTAAGATAAGGTTCTCCATTATGGGGTTCATCTGAGGGCCAATCCCAAGATTTACCGATAGTAAAATTTCTGACTTTTAAATCGATGTGTTGAGATAATCTTCTAAAAAAATCACGTGTATGATTATTATAACCAGTATTACCTACATAAGAGGCGTGTGCATAAACTTTCGGCTTCATAATTTAATTGCTATAATGTCGGATGGCGTTTCGTATAATTCGGTAAAATAATTCCTTTCTTTTAAAAAATCAAGCATTTCTAAAATAGTATAACCTAAATCTTGAGAGTGTTCATATTCAAATTTTATATATTTGATGTTAAATTTATCAAAATTAATAGATTTAATAATATCAAAATCTAATCCTTCAACATCAATTTTTAGATAATCAATTTCAGTAATACCTAATTGATCCATTAAAAATTCAAAAGTAACACAACCTACTTCTAAATCTTCAACATAGTAGGGATCAAATTTTTTATAAATAGGAGATTCGTAACTTAATGAAGCCATCCCTATAAAATCTTTATCTTCTATTGAATCCCAAAGACTAGGTTTAATTCTTTTTAAAATTCTAACTTCAAAATTTGTACTTATCGCTCCTTCTACCTTAATCAAATTATCGTGTTCTGGGATAAGGTCTAGAGCTTCTCTTTGAGGTTCAACTATAACTCCTTTCCAACCTGCTTCACAAAGAGGTTGAAGAGTATTGAAAAAAGAACTACCTATTTCTACAAATGTTTTCATCTTATAACTTTAGGGCCACTATTTGAATCAAGATTACCATCAATTATACCAGCAATCGGTAAATAATGTTCATTACAATGATAATAGATAATGGTTTCATTGACAAATTTATCTAAATTAGTTAACCATTCATCATATTTTGGATCTTCAAAATGGTAATAGATTTGAGTAGGAAATAAATTATGATAGGTTTTCATCACATCATAACCTCCAATAGCAAATCGATCATCCATATTTAAAGGATCTGTTTTTTGATTACTGTATCCAAAAGTATTTACATAATTTGGGTCTAATTGAGTTATATCATTTAAAAAGGGTGAATCAGCTGCAACGTGATGTGTAAACAATAAATCGTATCGAGTTCTTATAATATAATCGTATTTAATACCTGATTCTTCGACTAAATCCCAAACACGTTTTAGCGATAAAAACATTCCCATTTGAGAATTTAATCTTTGATTATTATAACCCTTTATATCGGTTGCATCAAATTGGATTCCTTTTTCAAATAAATGTTTTTTAGGTTTATACCAATTTAAAATATTTTTATAAGTATTTTCTGAAGGTTTATATACGTTTTGTAGTTTACCTTCATTAAAAAAATCGTATTTGTGGAATGTTTTATCTTTCCATCCGTGTAGATATACATCACAATCGTATTTGTCTAAGAAATATTTTTTACACTCTTTAAATCCAGCGTAAATTTTTCTTGGTTGACCACTAATTGTAATTGCTACTTTCATCTTAAAATTAAAGGTGCCCAGTTTTCTTTATAACTTGATACAGGATTTAACTCAATTCCGTTTTTTAGTATATGGTATTTTAACATTGATTCATTTACCAATTTTGCTGGGTCTGTAACAATGTTGGATAACCAATTTTCATAATCTTTATCGGTATATAAATAACTTAGTATATAAGGGAATACATTGCAGTACACACCCATTACCTCCATAGAACCTACTGCAAATAGATCATCAATTTCAGAGGCTCTTTCATCTGGGTCATCTGAGTATTGGAAATAATGTAATTTATTAGGATTAACTTGAGTTATATCTTT